ATTTACTTTAAGAAAACCTGCCAATTTTCAGTCTGGCATGACCGAACGAGAATTACGGGCAAGTGAGGGGTATTTTAGAATCTGGGATTGTGGTAGTAGCAAATGGGTGTGGACCGCTAACTCATAAAAATAGGGGCTTTCGCCCCTATTTTTCTATTACTGGATTTACTTACCAGACGATTTAATACCACCTGGATTTTTCAAGCGGATTGGAATGTAGATAAATTCAACTGCTTTCATAGGTTCAATAGCAACATCAACATATAACTCATTACGAGCAATGCGTGCGTTATCGTTATTCGACTCATCGCAAATTACTAAGTAGTCGTATACACCGCGTTTAACAATCAAGTCGTTTAACGCATTAGAAATAACTTGTTTAACTTGGTTGCGGGTAATTGCATCGTTTGGCTCAAACAAGAACGCATCTGTAGCGTGAGCTAAAATAGTTCTTATGTAGTTAATCAATCTAGCGACATTAACCCGATCCATTGAGCTCGAATATCCTTGCCGCGTTTTGTTGCCAAAGTTAACTAGCCCAACTGACGGGAGCAGGGTTAAAGGGTTAATGTTTAATTGATACAACGCATCGCGTAAACCTTGGTTAATACCATTGCGTACAAAGCTACCACTATTTGGATTTACATAACCAATATCAGTCGCATTATCTATCAACCCGCGACGTAGACCAGCATAAGCAAACCATGGATATGACACATAATCGCTCTTGATAGCAGCGCGTAAAATCATATGGCTTGGAGGCATAACGATTGTGTTACCTTGTAAGTCATTTGCTAACCCACTTGGATAGTAAACGCCCAAGTATGGATCGGCAGTTGACAAACCTTCTCCAGTTGAGTTAGTTGACCAGGCAGTAATATCCATAACCTTGGCTGGCAAGTCCATCGGGGTGTCACCAATTATGAACCCAGTGTTTTTGCGATCGTTATTTAGCATCACCATGTTGCTAATCAGTTCTGGATATCCAGGAGCAGCAAGCAGGTTAAACGCAAAACTTTCTTCACGCACTGTTTCATTGCCATCAAGTGCTGCCTTCATTGCGCGGGTAATCATCACTCGTTGGGCGTGTCTACCAGCATATGGCGAGCCATCATTTTTCAAACCACTTGATGTTACCCATGCAGCTTTTTGTGTTGGAAGCACTGAAGCATTTGGGTAAGCAATGTCGTTAAAGTAGTTGGAAACAAAATGTTTCACATTGTAACCACTACGACGCAAGTTAAATAGTAATGTACCGCGAGGATAAAGTCTGTAGTCTGGTGCATCTAAATCAATATAGTTGCTTTTAAGCAAGTCTGAAATCTTAGGTAGTGCGCCAGCAACTGGATCAGCAGTGCCATTTAAATCCCATCGTGCATCAGCAAATACAATACCATTTTGTGTTACAACGTCGGTATTATCAACCAACTGCCACTTAGTGCCAGTGTAACGAGAGATAACTGGGAAATGATCTAAATCACCAGTGTTGATCCATAAATCGCCCTTTACTAGCCCATTGCCGGTAGATTGCGTTAGCGGTGCCGTTGGCGATAGCAAGACGCCCTGAGGGTCAGTTTGCTGCAAGTTGTATCCGCGAGCGTCATTAGGAACATTGCGATAACCCTTCCAACCACTTGCATCATTCACCATAATATCAACATCCAGTGGACTGTTGTAGAACCACAGAGTGCCATCAGCTGGAGCAGTATATGGCTTGCTTGCAGAGTAGGTGTAGACCAATGGTTTGAAGTTTGATAGCTTTAATGTTGAACTACCTGGTACTGTTTCTACGCCCAATGTAGCTGTCGTAAATCCAGCAGTGGTTAAAGGTGTTCCATTTACATTAGTTAAAGTAATAACTCCGCCTTGAAGGTGTGATATTGTTATCGAACCATCACTGTTTAACTGCGCAGTAATGTCAGGCATAAATGCACCAAGAATACTGTTCACAAATGATTCACTATCCGTTCCAGTTAGAGTAATAAACTTTTCTTGAATATCTTGAACCCCAGGGGTGGAATATCTAACTCTAAACTGCTCACCAGGAGTAAACACCGATAGTGAAAGTGGGGCAGTTCCAGTAACTGACATAGCACCAGATTTAGTTTTGATGTATGGTTTGAAAGAAGAGGTGGCATTGTCTAAAAAATCTTGGCGAATATAGATAGTCCCAGCTTCAATACCAAAACCACCCGCGCCTGGATCTAAATCATATATTGCGTCTGATTCATTCGAATATATAGGTGCTGTTTGCGCGTTCCAAACATTTGCTTCAGCATCATATTTTTTAAATACTAAAGATGCTCCACTACCCAACACTGAAGTTTTCATCCACACACTGCCAGATGGGCGTGGTTGTGAATCACTAGCTCTCCAGTCTGGGACACCAACATAACCACCATACTGCATTACAGGTGGGTAAGCTGTTACTGGTGTTCCAGTAATGTTGATTCCCATTGCAGTTTCAACCGGGCCTGCCGCCACAATCAAAGCGCCGTTCAGTGCTGCTGATGTAGCATACAACTCAACTCTATCATTTACCACTGCTGCAGTAACGCCCGGAATATTAGCTGAATTGATGTTAGCTACTGCTGAAAAAGCATTTGATCCAGTCAGTGTCACTGCCACATTGTTCAATGTAACTGTGCTGCCTGGAGTCAACACCATCCCAGTAACTGACACAGTGCCAGTCAAAGTTGGGAAGGCTTCTTGCCATTGTGTGCTGCCAACTTGAACCCAAATGTTATCTTTGCGTTTGTAGAAGATATAGTTGTTTGAGCTATTAGCAATAACAGCGTAAGATCCAACTTGACCAACTGTAGACACAGGGGTTAAAATGCCACTGTTAGAAAATGTCGATACTGATGATGTAATAACCAATGGTGATACTGGTGCAAACTCTTGAGCAGTAGCGTCCCATTGGAAAATGCCCCATTTTGTGTTAGTTAGGTCTAACCAGTAAGTACCGTTAGATGGTTCGCCAATTGGGCGAACTGCTGTACCCTCTAACTGTGCCAAGTCAATATCAGCACGAATAATAAACATTCTGTTTACTGTGCCAAGCGCACTGTATGCAGTCATCAAGCCGTATTCGTTTAACTGGTGGCCGTGCAGTGGGGTTCCTGCAGCACTTTCTTTAAACTCTGGATAGCCAAAGTTGGTAATCAAGTCGCGTTGGCTAGTAACTGCAAGCAGCTTACCAGCATTTACTTTAGTAGAGTATTGGGCGATGGAGCCATTGAATAACTTATTTTCTGCGGTAGCCATAAGAATAAATGGCACTGTTCCAACTGCGGTGGAAACATATTGACTTTCGTCAATGACGGTAATTTCTGAGCCTGGTGATACTAACATGGGAATAACTCCTTAAAACATAGTTAAAAGTATTTATCTGATGCCATGAAAAATCGCTCGTTTCAATGCTCTTTGGCAAAGGGCCGTGCTAAATACAACATGAATCAACGCAAAATCTGCCCGTGTTGCGGGATTAGACCAGTAGCTGTCAACTACTACAAGGGTGATGTGGCGCACTATCGCACCAAATGCGATCAGTGTCATCGCGCTCATAGGAAACCTCTACCTGCAGGGTGGATTCGCAGCGGCTATAAGAAGAAGGATCACTGTGAGCGGTGCGCGTTCAAGTTCAAGACTGATCAGCAGGCTAGTGTCCACCACATTGATGGAAACGACTACAACAATGACTGGAGCAATCTGAAAACCATCTGTGCGAACTGTAGCATAGAGTTAGCGCAAAGTGGAACTAAATGGCAACACAATACCGGTGGTGGTCGTCGTATTCTGCCAGATTTTTAGTGTCTACTCGTGGGAGCATCATGTCTACTGTCTTGAAGAGTGACTCAATGGTGCCATTGTTGAGGATAATAGTGTCAAACGAAAAGGCTGCCCAGTCCCATTCAGAGCGGTGGATACCCGTTGTTGCCATAGTGTCCGCTGCCTTAGGATCGGTGTTTGCAGCTATTGCTATCTCCCACCATAGAGGTAACTCACCACGCCGAACTTGCACTGTAGTCGCTCCAATAGTTTCAAGCATTGCTAGCTCGTTCATGAACCGTGAGTCGCTAACTACGACATTTTTGTTAGCCATAGTTATCAGCTTCTTTTCAAGACTCGCGATCCAGATCTCGTCTGAAAACCCTTGCCGGCACACTTCCGTTCCCCAGTGCTGCAACACCCAGCGTGGTGTCAGCGTGGGCATGCCCAATCGTTTAGCCCACCATTTATCTACTTTCTCTCGTTCTGCCCTTGCTTGCGGTGTCTTGCCTTCAAGCATACCCCTATCCCATCCAAAAACTGCCGCCACAGCATCTTTCAGTGTGTCAGCAAACGATGCCCGTAAAAATCCGTGCTCTTTAACTAGATAGTCAGAAACTGTATCTTTGCCAGAACCGATTAAACCTGAAAGTGAAATGATTGCCATAATTTTAAATCCTGTATTACAGATATAGTATAGCTGAGTGGCAGCGTGTAGGTCAACAGTTTTGACTAACTGTTTTTACCGTATTTACGTGTGTTTCCAATCACTGGAGATTGCTTGCCGGTGGCGGGCGGCTCACGAGAGGTTGATGTTGAGATCTGATTGCTCTGATTATTTTTGCCGTAGTACGACAGTGCCATTTTTAGCGTTTCTTCCTCTTCTGGTGAGCGACATACGACTATCATATCCTCACCAAAGTTACTTTCGTTCTCGTAAGCTGAAACCTCGTTGTTAGCCCGTGCCCTAGCACTTGCCATAGTGACTCCAAAGCGATATTGAGTATATGAATCTTGACTTTTTAGCCCAGGCAAGACAAAAGTAGCGGGCATTGGATCAGCCTGGTTGCTTGGCAGCGAACCTTCTGGCAGAAATTCTGATGCTCTCATAGTATCTTAACCCAAAATAAAAGTAAGTGGGGCAGAACCGTCACCGTATTTGTTCAGCTCATCCATCAATGCTTCCATTTCTGCTTTGGCTTCTGTTTTCAACGCTGTTCCATTTAACGATGATCCACCCTGTGGGCCAGCGATGGTTGCGAACTTCTCTCTTGCCTCACCCAGCATGTGCTTTGCCATACTATAAGCATACTCTTGAATCCACAGGTTGGATCTGTTATCATTCAGTATTGCGTCATCTGGTTTGTAGTTATATACCCAAAGTAGCACATTCTCAGCATCTGTTGGTATCCTTCTAACAATAGTCAGCTTGCGGGTCGCTTCGTTAAAAGTAAAGGTAATATAACCTCCAAACATCGTCATTGACAGTTTTTGATAATCAACAAAGAGTTCGTAACTAGTTAGGCCTCCAACACGGCCAGCCGCTAGCATGTAAGTATTTAAAAACCCAGAACTAAATGGCTCAAACTGACTAGTATTTGCCAGTCCACCTACGCCGCTTCTAAAGATTTGCCTTACTGAAACAATCTCTCGTGGCAGTATATACTCTTGAGTCTCTTTGGTTAATGTAAGAAAAGCGTATGATTCCTCTACTGCATGCTCTGTTCTG